CCCGAGGCACGGGAGGCAACCTCCTGGGGCCGCCTGCTCCACCGTGCTCTGCAGCACGGCGATCTGGAGAGGATCTGATCCTCACGGGGCAGGTTGACGCCTGCCCCCTGACCCTGTAGAATTCCAGAGCAAACCGCACCCCACCCCATGCTGGACGGAACCATCGCCACCGCCTTCGACGACCTGACCTCCTTCCAACTGGAGGAGTGGCTGTGGGAAGGCAACCCCACCGCCAAGGAGGAGCGGGCCATCCTGAAGGAACTGGTATCCCGCCAGCAGCGCCTGGAAGCAATCGCTGACCTGCTCTGGTGACCCCTACGGGGCACCTTGACGGGTGCCCCACCCATAGACTACAATTCTCACAAGCGGGGCAAACGGACCCCGCACCATCCTCAGACTGATGATCACCACCTTTATCAGCGCCTGCACCCTCCACCGCGATGCTCCCGCCAGCGCCGCCTTTCAACCCGTTGATCGCCCGCAGTGCTCCACCGTGTTTGGCGTTGCTCCCCACACACCCGTGGCACGGGTGACCGCACAGGATGCGCTGATCCTGCGGGCACAGAACCGCATCGGTGGAGTCCCTCCTGTGTGCCACCTCGATCACAAGGGGCAGCGCCCCATCTCCCGCCTGGGAGATGAGATCAACGGCACCCGCCCCGAATACACCCTCTAAACGCCACGGGGGCAGGTTGACGCCTGCCCCTTCATCGACTACACTGAACACGTTCACACCTGAACCCATGACCATCACCATCGACGGCATTCAGTTCACCATCACCCGCCTGCCCGTTGCCCATGGCGCTGCTACCCTCCGTTGGGCGGATCGTATCAAGGGCGGCAGCACCCGCGTTCGGACTCACGGAGGTGCTGCTGGCAGCAGGGGCACTCGCATGAGTACCACCTCCAGCGCCTTGGGCGACGTGAAGTGACAGTTCGGGGGGTGGCACACCCACCCCCTTTGATTAGCACTGCTGATCATTCGTTCGTTCGTGATCAGCAGTTATTATATAATGTTATCGTTATAGCGGCGGGGCCGTGTATATAATTCGAAAGGTACCCCTAATCTATAAAGTGTTACCCAAGCGATCGATATAATACTCAAATAATAAAAAAATTTTTGCCAAAAAAAAACTTCAAAAAAGGTTAAATCATATATAATAAAAAAATAATAATATCGAAGAATGAAAAAAAAATCGGACAACGAAATATTGCCCCTCCAAGTTGATCCAATTAGTGGAGAATATTATATAAACATACCAGAATGGATTGTAAATGATCTTTCATGGTATGAAGACACTCCCATTAGAATAAACTTAGATAATAACGAAATAATTCTCTCAGAAAGTAAAAATGATTGAAAGGACATACAACATATATGTAAAACAAAAATGCATCTATGAATCACTCTCAGAAGATGAATTCAATAAAACTTGGAGCATGATTAAAAATTTTCTAAGTCTAATAGGGGCGAATGTTAGGGTTGAAGATTTAACTTATGAGGAAGTAAATAGTTGACATGCCATACATAATAGAGTATGATACTTTTGTAGAGATTTTAATTTATGACTAAAGGATTCACAATTAAAGCAAAAAATCCTCCACAGGCACAAGAACCAGAATGGGACTTTGACCTCGCAAGGCAAATGGTTAAGGGAAAATCAATCGTATTTTGTCTACCTGGAAGAGGAGTTTCTTATACTTACTTAAAGAATTTTGTACAACTTTGCTTCGACTTGGTGCAGGCTGGCGCCAGTATCCAAATTTCGCAAGATTATTCATCCATGGTTAATTTTGCTCGCTGTAAATGTCTAGGAGCAAATGTTCTCAGAGGTCCTGATCAAGTTCCCTGGGATGGAAAATTAAATTATGACTGGCAATTATGGATTGACTCTGACATTGTTTTTAACAGCGAAAAATTCTGGCAGTTGATCCTCATGGACAAAGATATTGCTGCTGGATGGTACTGTACCGAAGATGGTCACACCACATCAGTTGCACACTGGTTAGAGGAAGATGATTTTCGCAATAATGGTGGAGTCATGAATCATGAAACTCTTGAAAGCATCTCAAAGCGCCGTAAACCGTTTACAGTCGATTATACTGGATTTGGATGGCTTCTGATCAAGAACGGCGTTTTTGAACATTCCGAAATGAAGTATCCTTGGTTTGCTCCTAAGATGCAAGTTTTTGAATCAGGAGAAGTTCAGGATATGTGTGGTGAGGATGTAAGTTTCTGCCTGGATGCAAAGGAAGCAGGATTTGAAATTTGGTGTGACCCTCGTATTAGAGTTGGTCACGAAAAAACAAGAATCATTTGATTAAATGGCAGAAGAACGCTATAATATCTTGTGTAAGGGGAGAAAAATTTATTCGAACCTAACACAAGATGAGTACTTTGAGGTTATGGAGGACCTCGCATCTGATTTTTATCAAACTGGTTCTCCAAAACCAGAAGAACTCGAAACTGAAGTAATTAAAGGAAATTAAAAAACATGGCAAAAGCAAAAGTTGGTTTGAACAAGAATTCCTCTTATATTCCAGGTCCACCTAAGAAGTCTCGTCAAGGAGATGGAGGGGGAACTAAATATGCCGCATCTTCTCGCAATAAGGCTCGTAAACCGTATAGAGGACAAGGAAAATAATTTATGTCATATTTAAATCACAGTCTTCCAGATTGGTCTTGTTATATTCGTAATGAATTTCTATTTAATCATAAGAAAGGACATGGACAAGTAACCAAGTGTGATGTTCACTGTGTTGCAAGTATAGAAAAAAGAGTTCCTCTTTTTGAGGCATTTCTAGAAAATGGCGTGAATTGGACTCGTCGTCCTCTTCACGCTTTTTGTTGGAAACCAGATGCTATTATTGAACCTTTAGAAGATATTATGTACTGGGATTGTTTTTCCCCTTATATTGATGTGCAAAAGCGTTCTCGTCTCGCTGGATTACAAGCAGAACTTATTAGACCAGATGGAAAAAAAGTTCTGGGAACATACATGTTTACACTTGATTGGTCATGGGAAAATAAAGGTATACCAGATCTTAATTTTTCAGAAACTCCTGAGCATAAATGTGCCCATTTATTCAAGGTAGAAACTGGAAATTACTATGCATATCCAAACAATCGCATTATTTGGTATGATAATGCCTGGACTTTTAACAGAATTAATAAAAATCCTGGATATGAAATTGATTTAACAGTGTATTCTGTGGAAAATAAGCGAAAAATTGAAACATCAGACCATTATATGTACGAAATTACCAATTTAGAACAAAATAAATACATTTTTTGATAAAACTCAAAATTGGAACAGTTTTCGATGGGTAATCACCTGCTCTTAGAGGTGTATGATATTGATTTTGAAGCAATTAACAACGTAGAATTGCTTCAAAATGCTATGATACATGGTATTGAACGTGCAAAAATGACTATTTTGAACGTTTTTTCACATTGTTTTATTCCTCAGGGGTGTACAATTGTGATTGCGCTCGCAGAAAGTCACGTTTCTTGTCATACATGGCCAGAAAATGGGTGTGTTGCTATCGATGTTTACACTTGTGGTGAAGGTAATCCTCGATTAATTGCATTAGAAATGCTAAAATATTTTAATTCGGATAATTATAACATTAGAGAACTAAAACGTTAAATAGAAGTAGGGAGATAGCAACCTCCTATCAAAAAAGTTCTGTTTTAACAAAAACAGGAGCTAAAATGTCTAACTTACCAGTAGATAGAGACGAAAATTACATGTATAAGATGTGGGGAACCACAACTCTAGCAACTGATTACCGAAGTTTTAAAGAAAATAATAGAGTAATACAAGAAATTATGCATGATGATGTTCCAAAAAGTAAGCATTATTTAAAGGAACAAACTCAGATGCATAAAAATATTAGAAATGATGAAGATTATGATGACTGGGAATATGGTACTGATGCTAACTATGGATTTTCTTGGAAATAAACATAAATAATCTAAGAAAACTTTTTGTTCGATGGAAACACCAAGGATATCTAGATCATTTAAGGATATTAGTTTATCTTTTGAACCTCATCCTGTAACAAATGATCTACCAATCCTAAGAAATGAATCTGCAATACGCAGATCTATTAGAAATCTGGTTGAAACTATACCATCCGAAAGATTTTTTAATTCATTAATTGGATCGGATGTTCGTTCAAGTTTGTTTGGATTTATTGATGTTGGAACTGCTTCTATAATTTCTGATCAAATTAGAAATACAATTAATAATTTTGAAGAAAGAGTAACTAACGTTAAAGTTTTTGTAGATCCACAACCAGATTTAAACATGTTTGAAGTTATAGTTAATTATGAAATTATCGGACAAGATTTTCCAGTACAAGAATTCAACTTCATATTAGAGGCAACAAGATAAAATGCCTTTTACAAAGTTTACTAATCTAGATTTTGATCA